CATATCAAACACATGTGTTTGAATTCCGTTCCACGGTGTCGGTATACTTCCAATACTAGCATTACTTAGACTTTTCTGACTAGGATGACAGGTATTTCTATTGTTTGTATTTTGTAATTGAACTGCTTCCCAAGTGTTATATATGACTGCATCAACTGTGTCATTATTAGACAGTTCAGGCATAGCTATATCACCAGCTGGCTCATTACCATTGATATGCACGTATGCTCTTATAATGTCCTGTCTTAATAGATTCCAGTCTGCTGCTGTTATTAATTCTTCAGCAACTACCGGTACTGCATTTAGCGGGTTAAAGTAACCCGCTGTAGTACCTATAGTATTAATACTCCAGGATCCTGTAGGAGTTCCGATAATTCTTACAACTTTTGCTCTAAGATCTTCAAACTCAGCTGCTCCAATAATATCACCGACTTCAACTGCCACAATAATTCCTTACACCATTAAAAAACATTCAACAAGCTTTTCGTCAGTATTTATATTTGTTTCTAACGCTATGCCTACAAGATGAAACTTTTGTTCTACACTTGCACAGCCATTATTGCAAGCCCAAACTCGATCACCCTTATTTACAGGCCCTTTGACTTTTACAGGCACACGGCCTTTAAGTGCAATTGCTTGTCCTTCAGCTTCGGCATTCATCAGTAGTGCTGGTTTCTCAGAAATAACTCCTATAGCTGCAAAAGAATTTTCAGTATATTCTTTAGTTTCTGTATCTTCATACGTGCTCACCGTCATTACGGTGCCTACTGCATAATCTTTGTCTGTTGTATAAACTTCAGCTAAGTCAGCATATTTTGCTTTAGTAGCTGTACCTTGGAATAGCACTGCATTTAAATTGCCGCCTGCATCACGTATAGCAACTGTATTTCCAGTACCAGTTCCTGCTGTATCAACACTGCCTGTATACACTGTAGAACCAACTCTTAATCCCAGTGCATCGCTAGCAGTACCAATAAAGTTACTTGCATACATATCAATATACGGACTTGCTGCACTACCTACATTAACACTTTGGCCTGTCCCCGGTAATAGTTCTCCAGCTTTTGCTTGTACAACATCAACATCTGCACCGCCGCCGCTTTTCACACGCAACTTTGTTACTAAGCCTTGTTGATTTTGTATAACTGCTTCATTACCATTTTCTATAAAGAGTTGTAAATCTTTACTAGCACCTATTGCTACACCACCGTCGTTGTTAACATCTACTGCTTCTTGTAATTGAGTTGTAATACCTGGGATTTCTTTAATGTGATATTGTGCTAGTACGCCTCCTAGCATTTCTGCATTACGCACAGTGCCCCAGAATATATGATCACTTGAAGTTACACCCGGACCGTAAGCATCACCAGCTGGATCAGTGGTTGTAGTGTTAAGTTGCGTCATGCCAGGAAATACATTATCAAATCCCGGATAAGCGTTTACTGCTTGGTCAATAGTGTACTCGTTGTCATTACTTACAATATAAACTGTTACATCATTAATTACCGCAATAATTGCCTGATGATTAATTCCTAGTGTATCACGTATTAATACACTTTTCCAAAGTGTTTCACCTTCGCCTGCGTCTTGAGGACCAATTAAAATAAATTCATTACCAGTGTACGCATACAACTGCAAATCATCATTATCCCACCAAAGGTCACCTTCTAATAGCCCTACTGGCGGTTCTGGTGCAACTTCTGTACCACCGGTGTTTCTCCAGCGAACACCGGTCCAATATTTTAAGCGTCCGGAACCAGCATCGTACCAAACTTGTCCAGTCAGTTTTCTCGGTGGCTGGTTTGCTCCTGCAAAATTTTCAAGTAAAAATACAAAGTTTTCGTTTTGTATTTCGCCGTAACCTGCATAGTTACGCCCAACTAGTTTAAGATCAGTAGTCTGATCAATAGTGCCGTCTTCGACAACTGTTAATACATCATTATCATAGGTATTAATTGTATATGCCATGCTTGCTTAACCTCTCAGTTACAAGTATTTAGCCTAATTTATTAGATTTTATAATGCAGCAATTCTAGCTTGGAAGTCTGCAAAGTTAGTGCTTGCTGCTACTTCAGTTTGCAGTACAGATAAACTAATATATCCTGGTATTGTTCCATTTACAGCATCTACTAGAAGAGTTGAATCGTCTGCAAATACGCTACCTTTAAAATCACTTACTACTTCTGTAGCGGTCACAGTGCCGGTCACGTCTAATTCAGAAGCTGGTGCACTATTGAAAATGCCAATCCTACTTTCACTGCTATCTATATATAAAGCATCAACTCGTGTTGTGTTGTCTAGAATTCTTATTGCAAAATCGTTATTTTGTCTTTCTATATCTAAGACAGTATTTGTTGTTGAAGTATCAACTTTTAATGTTCCATATTTTGAGTCTTGATATCCTATAGATAAACCACTTGTGCCTTTTACAAATAATCCTGATTCTATGTTTTGATCAACTAAGACGTTTTCGCTATCTCTTTGATTATTTCTAACAAAATTACTTGGAGAATAATTGTTACCGTCTGCGCCAACAAGTGTGTCTGTTGAAAGGGCTGTTCCTCTAAATTTATAATTGTCAACATCTACAGGATTAAAACCAATTTTGATAGGTGTATTTGCTGGATATAATGATATACCAAGAGTATTAATTGGTGTAAATTCTTCTCTACTAGATATACCTACTAAAAAACCATTTACATAATGAGTTTGTACTGTTTTAGGCACACCTACTGTATCAGTTAACGTTATTGCTTCTGTGCCTGTTTTTCCTTGTGCCTTTGTATACGCAGGGCCCACGGTAATATATTCGCTACCGTTATAAAATTTCAATTGATCTACACCAGTATCAATAAAAATGTCACCAGTATCAGCGTTACTTGCTACAGTTCCTACTATATTGCCGTTTGCAGTAACAAAATTTTCACCATTATATACAAGTAATCTACCTTGTGCAATATCAAACCAAATTTGACCTAGTAATGCATTCTCAGGTGCAGTAGTTGAAGCAAAATTTTCTAATAATTTAACAAAATTTTCGTTTAATGCTTCGCCAAAGTTTGAATAATTTTGCCCTATTAATGCAAGATCAGTTGATGTAGTATCTAGCACACCGTCTATTAGATCTGTTAATATATCACCGTTGGTTTTATTAATCCTATAACTCATCAATTAACTCCTGTATAGATGATGTAGCTCATTGTTAAATGTGGATTTGTAACATCTAATGGTAGACCTGTTGTAGGATTAAGTACGCCGCCACTGGATGCGATTCTCTCACTAGTATTACTTAATGCAACTTCAAATGATCCACTTGACACTCCACTAGGTGTTGGTGTTTCTTGTATTTCCCTATAGGCATAGAACTGCTGTCCTGTACTAGATTTTAAATCATGTTCGTGTTCGGGTAAATTTTGTACATCAATACTAACTTCTTCATTACCACCTACTGCTGCTATTGTTTGCGCACTAGCCCCTGTTACTCTATTGGTATCTGCAGATGGTGTTGTACTGCCCATATTATACGCACCTAAAGGCAATCTACCTCGTAAATCTGGTAATACAAAAGTTCCTTCAGTTGATGTTGGATTTCCCAAACCATCAACTGGTGTATAAGTATATCCTATAACATTGAACAACAGAGAATATATGTTAATATCTAGCTCTGCTCCATTACACCAAGCCCACCCCGAAGGCACTGTACTTGTAGGCCATATCATCATTCCGCCTACTGGCATAACTCCAGGTATGTTACTTAAAAAAGTTTGTCTTGTAATTCTTTTAAGACCAGTGTTCAAGCCATCTAGTCTTTCTACGAGTATTTGATCAGAATTAAATGTTTCTGTTGTTAAATCTTTGGTATTAATTACTGTAGGTGCAATGGTCAAATTAAATGTTTTTGTAGCACCGGTGCTACCATCAAAATCATTTGAAACTGTTTCTACGTCTCCAGTAAACTGAAATACTGTGCTGTTTGTTAATCTAGATGCGGTGCCTGCATTACCACTTACTGATCCAAAAACATTTCCTTGCACGTTGCCTACAAAACTAGAAGCATAAATGTTTTTAAATTTAAGATCGGCTCTACCTATATTGCGAGCACTGTCTAAGTCAGGTATAATTAAGTCATTCCTTGGATCATTTTCTGGAATGTCTAGATTACCAATTACTAAACCTTCTTTAAATGTTGCACCGCCGCCAACATTTAAATTGCCTGATATCCCTGCGCCGCCTGTAATTACAAGTGATCCAGTTTGAAAATCTGTAGATTCAACACCGCCTGCACCTTTGATATTACCAGTAGCAGCAATGTTTCCATCTACATCTAGTGCTTCTTCAGGTGCTTGATTATTGATACCTACTTTTTGATCACTTGCTAAACTTAATATAGTTTTTGTTTGTCCAGCTTGTCTAAGTCTAAAGTCAATATTACCGTTTTGAACACTATTACTAATAACTCCATTTATATTATCAATTGAGAACGATATTTCGTTATTTACGCCTAATTTTAACGCATCTGCATTACGTATACGCAAAGGATATTGTGTTGTACTTTCGACATCACTTCTTAAAAAATTGCCTGCGCTTACTACTTTATCGCCTACGATTAAATTTTCTGCTTTTTCTGCTACGCCGTGATAATTTACAAAATTTTCATATTGATCGGGATTTACTAGTGCATCTGGTTGCGTTACTGCAAGATTTATACCTGGCTTTATTTCTTTTCCTATAAAGCCAGGTATAGTTTGTTTTGGTGTAAATGTTTGATTAGATACAATAGCAATAGCATTTTGCTCTACTTCTAATACAACTACATTATATTCATTATTATCTGTTGCTACAATCTGCTTAACAGTAGCACCGGTAGTTAATCCATCACTGAATTGAGGGCCTACTAAAATCCAATTGTTACCATTGAACAAATACAACTGTTGAGAGCTTTGGTCAACCCACAAGTCACCATCTACACTATCAGCAACTTCAGGTCTTGTTAAGCTTTTTTGCAATCCGCCTGCACTTGAAAATTTCGTTCCGTCGTAAACTTTAAGTTGCTCTGCATTGTTATCGTACCATACTTGACCTTCTATTGGATTTATAGGTTCTACAGGACTAGCAAAATTTTCAAGTAATCTAATTAAATTTTCTGCAATAACTTGTCCGTATCCAAGAGAATTTTTACCAGGTAGTTTTAAACTGGTTTCTGTATTGATAGTATTGTCTTCTATCTCTATTGGATTTTTAGTTGTATTGTCTGAGAACTCTATAGTGTAGGCCATTTTTATTCCTCATTAAACCCAGTTAGACTTTGAATTCTAACTGTGTAATCTATTTGAATTAATCTATTAAGACTCTTTTGCACTGGATGAAAAATTACATGAGTAAGCAATCTACCTTCACCGTTTGGATCATACGATACTAATCCAAGCTCGTCAAATATAAATATTCCGTCTGTAGTTTGTGAATTATCAAAGGCATCTTGACCTTCTGGTTCACTGTAATCTAAAAGACATGACACAAAAACATCAGTATAGTTAGTGCCGCTTACGTGTCTAGTTTCAATTTTATTTCTAAACGGATCTACGTTTTCAACACTGTTATCGTCGACAATTTTGCTGTAAGTTTGATTATACAAACTTGCATTAGTGCCAGTGCTGTTAGGAGTCAAGTAAGTAATAATGCCTGTTGGGTCAACACTTGTTCCACCATTACCAAATGCCATTTGATATATAAAACCGCTGCTTGAATTACCTATACTTTCTGCTAAACTTATACTCATGTTTTCATAATGTATAGCATTGCGTTTATTAATTAATACTTCGCCAGAGTCAGGATCATGTATTTTTATATGACCCTCAATATGCACTCCGTTATAATCTTTCATTGCGTCGTTCATTTTTATATCCTAATAATTATATTTATCTGACCTTTTAGGCAGATACATTTTGTAAAAACACTGCTGCCGGCGTAGCACTATCTTTTAAACTTTTACCTGATTCATACCAAGACATTCCCTTCTTGCGAATTACTAGAATTTTAACATTTTCAGGTGGTGTATTTTTTAACACTAATTTAGTATCATCTACTATAGTAAAATCAGGCTCTAAAGTTATGTCGCCTTCTGGTGAATCTTGATCAATAGGTTGTATTACATTTCCTTGGTCATCTGTATATTCGAATCTATAACTAGCAATAGAATTTTTACGTAATCTAGACCCTGCTACAAAAACTTCAAACTCTGACTCACTTGTTGGCGTAAAGTCTAATTCATACTCGCTAGATGTTCCGTCTGCGGTAAAGATTGTACTAAACGTTTCGTCTTTGTAAGGAATTCTATGTTCATCATTTATGTATAAAACCTCTGTGGATTTTTCATGCATCATCGGAGCGCCGGTTCCTAATGTTCCTCTTCTTAACTGAGATATCACATTACCATCTCTTACATAATATTCAATTCTTTCTCCGTTTATCCATATTATTCCTGGCTTATCATTTACGCCTGGTGATGGAAGATTATCTGCATTTTTTAGAGTAAGCTTTTTATCATACCAATATAAATCGTCAGCTAAAGTATATTCTTGATTATTAGTAATTGCGTAGAATCGTGTCCTATTTAAAATATCTTTAAACTGTATCCACGAAAGTTCACTTTGTACAGGGCCAGCCGCAAAGTGTATAACTAAAAATTCATCGCCTAAATCTACATCGGTAGTAATTTCTATTACTTTTTTGCTAGAGTCTATTACATAATCAACATTTGGCGTCAGTAATTGCTTATTTCTCGATAGCCAAACATACTGTGCGTCAACAGTTTCTGTTGTAAGATTAATTTTTTTGTTTATTATGTTAGAAATTTTTCTCCATTCTTTTGTATTTTCTTGTAACCCAGACAATGATTTAACTGTGATTCTATCTCTAATCAAACCTTGATGCGTAGCATTGTTAAATCTATAAATTTTAATTTTTGCATTCTCAGCATATATTGTGTCAAATGTAATAGTATTATTATCTACTATAAATTCTTCATTTACAAAATTACCAAACTGATATTCTGCATTATGTCTTACATATACCTTTAAATCCTGCCCTGCATCAAAACTTACAACATTGTTGTCTAAAATTACAGCAGCTCTGTCTGAATCCCAATTATAGTCTTGCAAGTATTGTAATTTTGTGTCATCTATATATACCTCAACTGTATAACCAGGTATATTGCCTAAATCAACTTGCTCTTTATTTAAAGAATATTCAAAAACATTTGCTGCTAAGGTAAAGATTTCGTAATATCCTGGATCTAAAACTTGATCGTCTACTGTAACTACTACTTTCCATTCGTTTAAAGATCCAGTTTGATCTTCTTGAACTTCATATTGTGTAGAACTACCATCTGCTGTTAAGTTTTCAATAGACAACTGACTGTAATTGATATCATCACTAGTATTGTATATGTTATACTGTATTTCAGCATTTTCTTGTATTGAATCTGCAAATTCAACAACAGTGTTACCTGCGTCGTCGTTTACAAGCTGATGTTCTTTTTCTATGCCATCTACTGATACAATACTTTGCAGATTTTCTTTATAAGGTACACTTGTTATTATACTTATTGTACTACCGTCGCTTACTAAGGATTCAGCAGCTAAAATGTCGTTGCCGCCTACAGAGAAATTACTTATAGATATAATATCCCCATCTGCAGGCGCAGTGTTAAATTCTATGCTTGAATTATTATAATCTACAGTAAACTCTGCTGTGTCAACTATATCTCCGTTTAATCTTGCAATAATCTGATTATTTAAAAATACATCTGCATTTACTTTGTAAATTTTTGTACTTCCGTCGCCGTAATAAGTGTCTGACGATATTACGCTAGAACCTCCTTGAGCTTTTTGTGTTACCTTGATGTTTAAGGTGTCTAGTACTTGTCCAGGTACATGTTCTTCTACGCTTCCGCTTGTATTAGGAGTTACAAAATTATCTCCGTCTATTGTAATATCATTTGCTAATAAACCTTGAGCATTACCATATGTTAAATTACCGCCAGATAAGTTTGTATCAATACTGTCAGGCATAGGAGCAAATGTACCGTCACTCGAAGTTTTTCTAATTACAAGCACATCGCCTTGTACTACTTTTATTTCTGCATAATTAGCAGATCCTGGCATTCTAAACTCATCTAGATATAATGTTTGTGTTACGCCATCACCTATTAATGATTCCATGATAGCATTTGGATTATCTACAATTGTAGAGCCGTCGTATGCCGGATCGTCTAATCTTATGTTGTTTAAATATACATTATAAGTTGTATTTGCTTCTAGCGGTGCGCTTAATGTAATCTGCGTAGTTGACCCATCAAAATTAAATATTTCATCTTCGTTTGTATCTACATAAGAATCCCAAGTACTGTTAAACCATACATCATTATCCCATCCCTTGATGTTATCAAACTCTAAGCCTTTAACTTCAACGCCGCCGTAGTCTACACCCGACATAAGCTGTGATAATTCTTTTCCTAGTCCGTCTGTTTGAGGTAGATACAATTTTCCTATTCTGTCGGCAGCATTTAATAGTTCTATAGATTTAGAGTACTCAATTCTTACTTCTGAACCTTTACTTAGAGGATTGTTTGTAGTTATTCTTCCTAAATATCTTAGATAGCTTTTTGTGTTATCTTTAATATTTTCGTAAGTATAATCACCAAGTAATAATTCTATATCATTTACATACACTTTAATTTTGTCAGTACGTATGTCTAATGGCCATCGTAAAGTGTACTGAGTTGAAGTTCCGCTAGCAACAAAAGATTCGGTAGACTCTAAAACACTTACAACAAAATTATTTGTTATTCTATCAAATTTCATTTTACTTGTAAGAGATCTTGTCTTACTGTTTCCTATTTCTACACTTATTCTTGCAGGTGTGCCAGAGTCTGTTATATTAGAAATAATTTCAACTTCGGGTACTGAAAAATATCCTTTACCAGGGTTTATGATTTCACATCTTTTTAATTTCCCATTTGTTCCAATGTATGTTTTAATTTCTGCACCAGTGCCTGACTCGCTTGTTAAATTTATGATAGGCGGCGTTCTATAACCACTACCCGGATCTATAATATTAACTGCCGTTATTTCAAAACTTGCGTTGTCTAACCAAATTTTATTAGGATAATCTTCGACAAATCTAGACTCTACTTCTATTTGATCGTTGATGAATTTTGTCTTAGGAACAACAATTCTATTCAACTCATCATCATAGACTACTCTTAAATCAAAGTCTGTAGTAAGAGCTCTTGCTGGTTCTAATCTATCATAGATACTTAAATATTCTCTTATTTTAGTCTTATAAGGCTTTACTTCTTCTATATAATTTTCATAGCTAGGCAAATTATCATTATTGAAAGTAAGATCTTTTCTTAATTTTCCGACATTATGCTTTGCTTTTATAAAACTTGTTTTAAATAACCAGTCTGCATTATTTTGCTCTGATAGTAGATATCTTATACTAGCAAAAAATAGTTTATTATATTCATTTAACAAATCATTTACAAACAAATTATTCTTAATTGCATAAAGAATTATTCTAAGTTCAAAAATTGGTAAGAAATCATATAGCTTAATATCAAAACTATTACTATCATAACCAAACGGTAAAGGTTTGTAAAGCCTTTCTGAAAATTCTATAGTTCCATTTTGTCTACCAATCGTTTCGTAATCTATTGTATAATCTAAACTATTGGTTGTGTTGACTCTACGCAGGAGCAACCAGCCACCCGTGCCTACATTTTTAATTTTTACAGTTTGATTAAAATTGATATTAGCTGTATAAATGTCATGTGTTGTTTCAACAATATGATTTATTTCTGTATTTTGATTATACCCTTTTGCGTACCAGTCTATATAATTCCAGTACAATGTAGTATCAAACTTTTGAGTAATTGCTCTAGTCCATACCTGGAATACAGTATCTCTTTCGTATATAGCCCATTTGGTATTGATGTTAGAGTCAGAATTTACTAATACTCTATAACTACGAACAGTAGCAATGGTATCTTTATCATAATTTTGCCCTGCGTTTTCTATCACAACAGAACTTAATTTGCCTACACTATCAATAGTAGTAGAAATTACAGCGCCCGAACCTTGCCCTATTATTTCTACTGTAGGTGCTACTTTGTATCCGCGACCTTTTGATACAATGTCTACTCTAGAAACTCTACCGTTTTCGATAACCAAAGAAATTTTTGCCTGTGTAAACTTTTCTGTTTTAATATCTGTTAAATCATCATAAGTATCTACAATTTCGTCATAAGCTTGTTGTTCGCTTGTAGGTGAAGGATCTGCATCAAATAAAGGTGTTAAATCTTTATTATCTACGATGAGATTTTGTTTTAGCACATAATTTGTACGCTCGACAACCTGTTTCAAAGCTTCAATTCTGTTTTCAAACCAAGTTTGTCTAGGTGTAAATAGGTTTCCGTATCTGTATTTAATAGGAACTCTTAGATCTGGAACTGGTCTTTGAAAATCGTCGTATCCAATTAAGCTGTCGTACCATTTCAAGATAATATCATCATTAGGCTGACTCGAACCTAAATTTTCTGTTGTGATTTGATATTGTAAGTGCGAATTGTTGTCTTCATTGCCGACCTTAAAAGTTTGCACACTTAATACTATATCATCATCTGTTAAATATTTCTTTACATTGTTTAGTAAGAATGAATTACCATTTAAGAAAGAAACAAATTCTATGCCTGCGTTTACAGGGTTGCTAATAATAGAAGCTATCTGAGAAATACTAATATTTCTACCTTCTACATTTGGTATAGTGTTTTTGTTTTTTACCCAAAAATAGTACCTTGGCACAAATTGTTCTGATACAACATCATATTTTTGTTTAACAGTATATGCTCTATTACCATACACACTAAATCCACCCGATATTAATCCTTCTTGAACTACAGAATCATATTCAGACGGAGTTAATCGACTTTCTACCCATTCGTACACATCAATACTGCTATTATCAACCAATGTATTTTGAGTTTGGGAGTTATATATTACGTCATTTTGATATGTATTTAAGAATGAAGCATTACTAATATTCCACCATACTTTGCCTACATACTCTTCCCCCCAAGGCGAACCACTATCAAAAATTACATCTTCACCTTCGTCAGAGCTACTACTAGTTGATACTATATTGTAACTAGCTGGATCATCTGGTGTTTTAAATGATATTTCTTGCTCTGCAACTCCGGCTATTTTTCCTTGAATAATATCTATGTAGTCTAAATTCCTAATTACTTTGTCTGTTTTTCTGTTATACAGAAAGACTTTTTTAATCTTACTAAGGTCAACTGTTTCTTCAAGGCTTCTTACGTTTAACCACATTGTATTAGTTGTAGTATCTGTAAGTTTAAAATTATAAATTTGTCCTATACTATCATCTCTAAATGTCGAAGTTGCATATATGTTATTGTTTTTTATAACAATATTAGAACCAAAATTTTCAATGTTGTTATCTGGAGCACTTAAGATTTGCGCTAATAGGAATTCATCATCGATATTATCATAAATGTAAACTTTTCCTTGATTTGCATTTGTATATGCAAACTGTGTAAAGCCGTAATCAAACGTTGTGTTATTATTGTCATATGTTGTATCAATAATTGATTCGCTATTTTTTGCGCTAATTAGTAATTTTTCACCGTCGAAATCAATTTCTGTACCAAATTGTTCATTTTTGTCATAGTTTTGATTTTCAAGAACAGACAGTAATTCAAACAAACCGTTAATTTGCTTATAAATTAAAACTCGACCTTCATTTTTTCTAACTGTATCTTTTAAGGGTTCGTTAATAGCAATGTATAATCCAGAACCACTGATTGCTACCCGTGTGCCTAAACCGGAAGTTGTGCTATCTAGCTGATTAGTACTATCGTCGCCAGTTATTATAGTTTGACTTAATTGATATAGCCCGTTGATATTTCTGTAGACTACAATTTTGGACGGTTTATCTAAATATGTTGCTCTTGCTACAAGTACATCTCCATTTTTCGATACATCAAATGTAGAGCCGAATGTCTCTAGTAGTTCTTGATCTAAAATAGTAGAGTAATCTACTGAATCATTTATAACTACAGTTCCTGTATTGTTAGGTATATGTCCTA